ACGCTTGTCCAGAGCTGCCGTCACAGGATGTGGGGGTCACAGTTACGGTGATTGGATTACAGTTGTAGTCCAGCCAGAACTGCTCCAGAGCCTTGAAGATGCTAGGATCGTAGGGCGCTGTAAGGGTCACGTTGTCAGCGGTACGTGGGCCGACGACGTGGTACAAACGGTTTCCGGTTCCGTTGGCGTAGGTGCTGCTATCAGAGGAATCGTTGATTCCGCTAAACTGAGTGAATACTGCGACAAAAGTTGCAGCGGGAGCTCCGGCATTGCCAAGAGCGGTAAAGCTCACCTCGTATTGAGCTTTTGTAATCGGGCGAAGAATAGCCATGATAACACCTCCTTATTTCCTTTCCTAATCAGGACAGGATGTCGGTGATCATAGCTCCCGAACCGATCAGACCGGTAGCGCCGAGGCCCACCAGGTTTACAACACGCTCAACGGTGATCTCAGCACGAACCACACGACGCTCACGGATGTAGTACTCAGGACGAACGGCAGGGGTGCCGGTCAGCTGGTAGGTGTAAGCGAAGGCAGGGGTAGCAGCGTTAGCGCCACCAGCAGGCATCACGGAGTCAGAAGGACCGTTCGGGCTGTAGAACAGCAGGATGCCGTTCTCAGGGAACACGGGCTGCAGGCTACCGTCAGTCGCCAGATAACGACCTTCGGCCACGCGCAGACCGCGCTCCAGACCGAAGTAACGGGCCAGCATGTCGGTGTCGATGCTGTCGGCGGTGGTGTACTTGATACGCTCAAGGATCGCCTGGTTGGTCAGCAGCTGGTCGAACACAGCAGTACCGACAACCATCGAGTTAGGACGGATACCGATCTGGTTAGCGACGGAGCGCTTCAGAGTCAGAACGTCTTCGATCGGGTTGGAGGTCAGAGAGGACCAAGGAGCAGGGCCAGCAGCAGAAGTGTAAGCAACGCCGAAGGTGGTCCAGGAGGTGAAGCCCAGGCCGTCCTGAGCGCCGGCACCGGTGTTCGGCTCGTAAGGATTGTAGGTCGGAGTAACGGTGACGGCCTGGCTCACGGTATATTCGTAAGCGTTCATCAGGCGGGACATTGCGTTGCGGGTTTCAATCGCACGCAGGTCAACCTGAGCGGGGCCTTCGCCAGCGTTCTCGATGACTTCTTCCGGCAGTTCCCAAGCCACGACTTCTTGCTCCAGAGCATAAGGCTCGGAGTCGTAACGGCTTTGAACGTACGGAATGTTGGTGCCATATGCACGACGGAAGTCGTTGATGGCGAATTGCTCTTTGCCGAAGCGCAGAATGCGGCCAGCACGGGTGGGGGTGTCAACGACCGGAGCGATAAAGTTCGCGATGTTGGTCGCCGGCAGCATGAAACCTTGGGCAAGTGTCGTCAGAATAGGATCGACACCTGCATAGGTTTGTTGCAGGTTCATCATGGGAGGGGATCTCCTTAATTTTTGTCTTCAAATGGTTGCAACCAGGGCTGGGACTTACACCGAAGATGCCCAGCCACTTAGCTATTATGCGAAGGAAACGAGAGCCAGGCGGCGGCCACCGATGTTAATGTTCTCGCGAACAAACGGGGTGGTACCGTCGAGGGTCACAGCCACGCCAGCGGCAACAGCTTGACCAAACAGGTTCACCTGGAGTGGAGTGTTGATGGTGATGGCAACGGACAGGGGATCAACTTCGATCAGCAGCAGGCCGCTGGTAGCGATGGTCAGCTGACGAGCGGTGTAAGGCTGAGCCAGGGCGGTAGGCATGTAAGCCTGGTTCACACCAGCGATGATGCCGGTCCAGTTACCAGGAGCCAGGGCGGAGGGCTCGGCAGCCACGTTGGGGCCAGCGGAAGAGACGTAGGAAACAACGTGCAGTTCGCCCACTTCAACCACACCAACGGTGGTGCCAGCGGTGGTAGCTGCAGGGGAGCCGGCTTCGGCGTCAACTGCTGCCTCGAAAGTTTCGGCGTAGCGGATGTATTGACGCCCATAAATGGGAGCGGAATTTTGTGCCATGATTTTTTCTCAGTAAGTAAACTTCAATGTTTGAACTTGATGTGTAGAGCCAAGGACCCTCCGGCTCGTGTTACCAAGTCACAGTGGGGGCACTTCACAAGAGTTGTTTTAATCTTCCCCACGGGCAACTTGCCGGGGACGTACCCCTCGCCGGGGCACGTATGAGACCGTCTGTTGTTTAGTCCGTTATTCCAGTAAGGCTTTTTGCCGCCGATGCTTCCACCTTTGGATTTGCCCTTCCGGTCTTGTTTTGACCCGTTTATCCGAGCCTGATTCGACCGTTCTTCGAACGGCCTCGAGTTGTATTCCTGTATGTTTTGAATGGCTGCTGGTAAGAACTTTTCGCTCAGTTGTTGACCCAGTTTTGCCGCTTCCTGTCGGGCTTGTTCAACCGTCCAGTCGCCGGATAAAACATTGGCCGCACAACAGTCGTAGTAGTCTCCCAGAGCCAGCCACCGTTGCCGGTGGATTTCCGCGTGTTGCTCGCGGGTTACTCGGACAAGGTTCTCCGGGTCATCTGTACCACCCGCGTGGCGAGGGACGATGTGATGAATGTGGTAGATTTCCATTGAGCGGTTGCGGTAGCAACTTTTACCCTAACGGTACTCGATGTAACAACGGCAGCGATCATAACAACGGCAGCCTTTGCCTGGCATAGGCAGTTCGCCGACTGGCGCCCAACCTTGTTCACCATAGTTTTTGCAATCCACGCAGACCTTTTTATCCTGTTTTGCTACCCTACGCATTTCCTTGTAACCCATATCTTGGGCCACCATGTACTCACCAAGGTTATAAAAAGAAAAAGTCGGGGTTGCCAAGTAGCGAGACACTCGCTCCGCAAGGGAAGGCCAGGTTTGGCCTTGGGCTCGCTTCTGTCTTGCTTCGGAGGTTCCTTCCTCTTCGGGATTTTCGCCTTCAAGCTCGTCAGCTTCGAGATCGATTGCTCCTGGAACAGCACCGAGAAGATTGTAGTCAGCGAAGTCTACAGTCTGATCTCCAAGGCGCAAGACACCAGAGTCGATGTATTCTTTAGTCTCTGCTAAAAATTTAGTAAGAGGTGGTAACATGTCTCCCACAATTATGGGCCATGCTTTTTCCATCTTCTCGTTAGGTTTATCAGATTTCGCCCCGAGAATGACAGCGGCAAGTGCCGAGGTGAGAGTTTTGTCCAAGAGGGTCCTCTCGTATTCCTCCCACCTCATCAGTTTATCTCGGAGTCCTTTAACCAGGCCCAGCGACTCTGCCTCCATCCGCTTCTCCAGAAGGGGCTGCTCTTTGTATTTTCGTGCGAGAGTTTGGGCTTGGGAGAAGTAATCGGATCTTCTCTTTGTCGCCATTGAAACGAAGTTAAGAAGATCCATATTAACCTCAGGAGAACATGGTTTTCTTCAGGGCTTCCACGTAATCCAGTTTGCCCTCGGACTGCTCAACCATTTGGAGTGCCCGTGCATGCGGGTCCAAATCTTGCTCCGAATACTGGAAGGTGCCACCGGCGACTTCACCGAAGGAAACCATCGGAGGAAGCTTGGCCAGCAGACCCAGCAGTTTGGTGGCAGAAGTCTCGCCTTCGCTAAACTCCAGGGTGCCAAACTCCAGACCCTCGCAGTAGGCCATCAGCTCGCCTTGGGGCATGATGCCGTCGGTCAGACGACCCTCTTCGTAGAGAGCTTCCACGAAGCTGTGCATTTGCTGACGACGGTGCATCATCTTCTCTTCCGAGTGACGACGCTCAAGCTCAGCGTACTTTTGCTTCAGGGACATCAGCTCATCGTACATTTGCTGAGGGAAGCCCATCGCGCGAGCTTGACTCTGAGAACCCATACCGCCGTAGTTCATACCGCAGTGGTCAACAGACAGCTCGTTGTAATCCTCTTCACCCTCGTCAACGCCTTGATCGCCTTCGCCTTCCTCGTAGGTGGACCCGAAGCCGGTCTTGGTGTAAGGGTCCTTCTTCTCACCGTGCTCTTCAGCATACACACCGCCGGACTTCTTGGTGATTTCGGCGGGGTCGGTCAGGGAGTCCTGAGCGCCCGGAGTCAGTTGCTTGCTCTTGCTGGGCTTACCTTCGGCAAAAGCGCCGCTGGGTCCAACGGTCTGGTCAGCTTCGTCAACTTGATCAAATGCACCAGGAGTCAGATGCTTGTCAGAAGACTTCTTCTCACCCTTGTAAGACTCGGCGTATGCGCCAGAGGGTCCAACAACTTCGGCAGGATCGTCGATGGAATCCATCGCGCCTGGGGTCAGTTGCTTCTCCTTGGAGGGCTTGCCAGCACCTTCACCATGAGCGGTAACGCCCATCTCGGAAGTTTCTTCGTCAGCCTGAGGCTCTTTGAAGTTGGGGATTGCGCCGCCCTTGACGGCTTGACGACCTTGGCTGGAAGTCTGACGAAGAACACGCATGTCCTTGTCGCTCATCACGTTGGTGGTCTGAACGGCAAACACCTCGTCGTCAGGCATTTCTTCCGACTCGGTCGGCATCTTGGTTTCGGTTTCGTCACGGCCGTAAGGGTCGGTACCCTTGGAAGTCTTAGGTGAGTTCACACCGTAATCGCCCGCACCAGCGTCATACTGGTCCATGTTGGTCACTTGATCGTAGCCGTCTTCCTGACCGGCCCAACGGCTCTCGCCCTCGGAGTCGTCTTGAGAAGCTTTGGCAGTCTTGAGGCGATCGGTGTCCTGCTCACTACTCTCAGGGGTGTTCAGGCGATCTTTGTCTTGCTCGCTGCTCTTGGCGGTCTTCATGCGGTCAGAACCGTTCCCGCCACCAGGGGCTTTGCCGGTTTTCATGCGATTGCCGTAGCTATCTTGAGAAGAACGGGCGGTTTCATAACGACCTTCCTCGTTTTCAGCGTGGTCGGCAGAGCCAGGGCCACCGTCGCCACCGTGACGCTTCATGACACCGGTGTCGGTCATGTCTTCGTCTTCGGCGTGCTTGGCGTCCATCTCCTCGGCTTTACCTTTTTTCTTCTCGATCTGCTTTTTGAAAGCTTCGGGAAGTTCTTTGTGAGCCTCATCGTAGACGTTTTCTACGACTTGCATGACTTGGCCGTGGGCACCCTTAGCGTGCTTCCGGCTGATTTTTCCTTGGTCCATAAATTCCTCTTCCGGAAATTGATCTTCGAGGTCAGCCGTTTGCTGAGCGATTTCAGTGCTTTTGTGACCCACGTGTTTGCTGGTTTCTCTGAATTGCGGAGCGTCGGGGTTGGCCATCTGGGCGGTGTCCGACTGTTGAGTGGCGGACGACCCAGCAGCTTCTCCCACTTGCTCGGTAGGTTGTGCTTGTTGGTTACCTTGGAGTTCTTTTACCGCACTCGACACGTCCTCGCGGACAGCGTCAAGTTTCTCCCGGAGCATTTCCAAGGGACTCTTCTCGACAATAAGCGTCGGACCGAGTTCCTCATCGAAGATATCCGAGGGAGCAAGAGCTACGGCAAAGTCGTAGACTCCCTCCCCCTCCGAGAAGGAGAAGGGTTCTAATCCTTTTACTGCCGGGGGAGATGCCCCCAGCAGGGCAAGGTGGCGAGCACTCCACTTCCCCTTGTGAGGGTTGATGGCAGACTCAGGCGAGTAGAACGAGATAGATACCTTCCGGTAGTGCCCGTTCTTTACAAGGTCCTTGGCCGCGTCGGTGAAGGCAACATCAGCATACAGGTTCCCCCCTTGCTGAGAGAATCCCTTAATCCACCCGTAGGCGGGCGTGCTGTCATTGTCACCGGCGTGCCCGATGACAAGGGGTGCCTCATGGACCGTGGGGTCGTAGTTTTCTACGACCTGCTTCAGATCCTTTTCAGAGAAGTTTCTCTGAACACCTTGAGCGGAGGTTTGGTCCCCGGCCTTGAAGACGTGAATGCGTTTCGTGAACACCGTGTTTATTAGTGACCCATTAGTGTGTTTTTACCCTACCGTTTCCTATCCATTTCGACCGCTTCGTCTTCCGTGATCCCTTCGTCGCCAAAAGGCTCTTCCTCTTCCTCGTCGTCACCGCCTAGAAGTTCTTCAAGACTCATTTCGGTCTCTTCGTCCCCGGCGCTCAACTCATCAATGACTCCTGAGAGTTCGTCCTCGGGCGTGGGTTCAGTCGCCACCCCCTCTTGAGATTCTTCCGGTACGGCACCAGCGGGCTCCTCCATTACATTGGCAGCCTGTTGAAGATCCTGCGCAGCAGCCTCTTCATTGGCAGGAGGAGTGGCTCCAGCAGCAGCTTCGTCACCGAAGATGGACCCAAACAGGTCTTGGTCCTCTTGAGGGTCATACTTTGTTGGTTCACCCTTAGCACTTTCCTCTTTCTTCTCTTCCAACTCGACACGGAAGTGGCGTTCAATCCACTCTTTGCGCGGGGTGTAACCCGATTGAATCAGGAGAGAAAGGTCAGGAACAGTAATAGGTGACTCTTCGATCCTGAACTCGCGTGTGAGCGTGGGTGCAGCAACATCCATGCCAAAATTCAGGTCGACGATCCACCGGATCAGGGTCTGAGAAAGATTGTGGGAAATCATCTCGGAGATTTCGCTCGCGCGAACCACACGAATGGTGTTTGCCACCTGGGAGGATGCTCGGGAGCCAGCTTCTGCGCGTCCTGCCTCATCCTCTCCGCAAATGATCAGGGAGATTTCTTTGTCGATGTAGTCGATCAGGTTTTTGAAAACTTCGGGGGATCCGGACGGCGTTACAAACTCCAGCTCGTATCCTTCCGGCAGAATCATTGCCGTCTCTTGGGAGAGATTGGATAAATGGCCGTAAAGAGTATCCAGTTCGCGTGTGCTTGCAGAGAGCGGTGCCTTTGCAACAGCTGTCGGCGTCGCGTAACGGTCGCCGAAGAGGACGTAAGATTCGATTGCTCGGCGGCGGAACTTGACGAGAGGATACAGAATCCTGCCAAGAGAAGCGCCGTAAGGGTCACCGTTGTGGGAGACCCAGTAGCGATTAACGATGAACTTGCGCTGCGGCAGCTCGACGCCTTCGAACATCCGGTTGAAGGTGAGGCACCGCATCGTGAATCCAGTTTGGGCATCTTCCGACTCCTGGAACACGAAACGACGTTGGTCGCGCATGCGAACATCAAAAGGTATCACTCCTCGCTTTGTTTTCTTCCACATGATCTCTCCGACGGAGAAACCTGTGATCATACACTCGGCGATTCCCTTGTAGATGTCATCAAGGGGCATCTCTTCGAGGACTTCTGCGACGAAGTCACGAACTGCCAGGTCGCCAGGTTTGTCTGAGTATTGCTGAATATACCACGGACGCGAGGTTACTTCCTGCATCAACTTGCTGAAGCAACCTTGAACCTGCTCGTCATACAGCAGGCGCTGATAGACAACGAGTGCCCGGTTGCCACCTTTCGCAATTAAGAGATCGTCATTAGGTCTAACGATCGTATTTCCTTGCCCCGTAAAAGGCGAGGAGGATCCGAACATGTAGATCGACGATAAATTCCAAGGGTCAGAAGTATATCTGGCCACTTCCCCACTGGGAACTGGGGCAGTTTTGAAACGCTGGGCCACTTTTACTTGCCTCCAAACATTTTAGGGAAAGGCAATCTGCCTCGCACCCAGTCTTCACCGGGGCACTTAAATGCACGAGTTTGATTTACCCCGTCGTTCCACCAGAGTTTACCTTTTGTTTTTGAACCCATTGCTGCTGCTTGCCCACTCACCATGCGTTGCCTCTTATTTTCAATAAACTCGGGATTCTGCCATTGATGTTCGCCGTTGTCCCACCTTTGCTTTTCCCTTTGACCGTTGATTCCCCCGATGTACTTCGCCCTCACGGGGTCTTTATTTAGAGCAATCAAGGGGTTTACCGCGCCTTCCTGTTTGCTCCAATGGTTGTCACCTAACATGCTCTCAATATTTGCTTGGCGAACTACCTCAAACTGCCGAGAGTTCACGGTGTTACGCTCGTCAGTGAACTGGGATTTCATGCTCATTGACTGCAACGCTTTACCTGTTTTCGCAGTTTTCCAGTGCTGAACACCATACCGCTTGCGGCATGCTTTCCACAGCAACAGGTGGGCGATAAAGTGTTCCCTCGCCGTCAAATACACCACCCTGCCGTTCTCACCGAAGATCGCCTTGATAAAAATGTGGTGCCGCTCAACATAGCACGGGGCAGACTTCTTCGTCCACCCGCGTTGCTCTGCTTTACGCATTAGTTTAATGTAGTGTTTGAGATAACTCACACGGCAACAGCGTTTATAACTTATTTTACCCGTTACCCTCCGCCTGTAAATCGCGTAGCGATTTAGTTCGCCAGAGTAAAGTTGAGGGGTGATTGAGGAACGCCGTTCACAGCGTACTCAATAAACACCCTGTATAGGCCATCGTCGCCGTTTGTCTGCCAGTCACCCATGACTGAAAGGTCGCTGAGTCCGGCGACATTTTGTAAAA